GAAGGCACTACGCCCTGCCCTGTGAGTATGTCCTGAGATGACGTTCTTGCCATGCCTACGGGCTGCCTCAAGGGCTGAGAGACCGCCTAGATTCTTGATGGGAGTATGGTCGCCATGGACGGCTATCCAACCTGGAGCAATGTTCATCGGGTTCTTATGGAAGGTGATTCCAAGTTCATCAAACTTCATGAACTTCTCAAAGCGTAATTCAGGCAATGACAAGAATGACGGAATCTTCTTCATGATGATGTTATAGAGCCGGTCTGTATGGTTTGACCGGATGCAGTCAGTCACGCCCAATTCCCATAAGAGATCCACGCAACGGTCTCGGTCATCGCCAAGGCTTTGCTCATAGGCTTGAGGTGTTCCCTCTGACCATTTGGATATTGTTTGAAAGTCAATCTCGTCACCTATGGTAACTGTTTGGTCGGGTTTGAAACCTGCTAGAAACTTAATTATGTTGCGAGTGACATGTACGTCCTCGAAAGGGACTTGTAAGTCCGAAAGTATTACGATTCGCTTAATCGTCATCCTCGTCATCGTAGGGGATATTGTCTATGCGATTGGGTAGGTTAGGAATAATCCAGTCAGGGAAGGTTTCACGATCTGATAGCAACCAAAAAGCGTGGGTCTCAGTAAAGCCTGCTCGCCTCAAGGATTTGTAATACTCATTAAGAGCAATACAGTAAGCATCCAAAGCATTGTAAGTATCGAGGTCAATGACTGGTCGCTTCCTTGCCATGTCAATAATTATCTATCTAAAAGTATGTTGTAAATCTCATCGACACGCGAATTCAGTCGCTTTATTTCACCCAGTAAATGAGTGATGACGTAGCCAGCCAAGCCGCCTAATACGCCAAGGCTTGCAAAGTAAAGTGTGAAGAAGTCCTGCTGTGTCATTTCTTCGGGCTCGCATAACCGAACACACCTGCAACGATTGAACCCAAGATTGAGCGATAGTCCAAAGCAAAGTTAGAGGTTGTGCCCCATACTGCTAGGAATGCTCCAAGTGATACAACTGCTGGATGTTTCATGTTCATTGTGTTCCCCCTAGTAATGGAATCTGGAAGAACGAACCATCTGTGTCGCCCTTCTTTGTAAAGCTGACGTGCATGTGATGATTGTGCTGATTAACCCCCACATATTTACGCCAAGCCCAAGACTTCTGCGACGAGGCAATAAGCCCATTAAATATGATGTAGGCAATTCTTCCACCGTCTCTTTTAGACTTGGCAAGTAATCGAAGTTGATCTGCAAGGTAAGGCATTTCGTCCGGCTTTGGTACTCCATGTAAATCCCTGTCGCAGTCAAATGCTCTAACAATCCCAAGCGAGTCAGGAATATGGTCTGACTTACCACCTGCGAGATGACGCGCATCGGCAATCCATCCATCGGAACGTCGGTCTCTGTCAGGGAAACAATCATCTATCTGCTGCCTTAACTGTTGTCCGGCTTTGCATAGTTTAGGAGTCACCGACTTTCCCTTCGCTATGGATAGGGTTTGTGCAGACCCATTGCTTATTAGAATCTAGTTCTAGTTCAGCATGATTGCATGGAGCAGGAGCAATAAAAGCATCATCGATTGGATCGTATGTAAAACCTATGCCTGCAAAGTTATACCGGATATTGCCATTATAGGAAGTCTTTACCCAAGTGCCACCAAGATTATCGATAAGCCATTGATAGCCTTCATCACCTGCTGGATCATTATTATCACCAACAAGCACACGAGTGACTTTGTTGTTATCGTCTAGTTCTGCCCAGTGACTCATTAAAATGGATACCTCACAATAACAATTCCAGAACCGCCATTACCACCAGTATCGTTTCCTGCTGTTGTATGCCATGTTCCACCGCCGCCTGAACCTGTGTTTGCTGTTGCAACTCCACCTGTCTTACCGGCAGGAACTCCTGCACCGCTATCAGATGTTCCAATAGCTAAACCGGTTTGTAAAAATCCTGCGCCACCGCCAGCATAATATCCGCTAACACCCGAAGAAGTTGCAGTTGCCCATGTACTCCAAGTGTTTTTACCGCTACCACCATTACCGCCGGAAATGTTTTGAACACCGTTGCCACCTGCAGCACCAGCACCGCCAGCACCGCCGATTGAGTTAGCACCAGCACCTGATGTTCCGTAGCCGCCGTTGTTACCGTAGCCAGTTGCTCCACCAGTATTGCCTTGGGTTGTTGTTGCAACAGTTGTGCCTGAAGCATTGGCTGAGCCACCGCCTGAGCCACCGTTGTTACCAACTGCATTGGCTGTGGCACCGCCGCCGCCGCCATCTGATATTACTGAAGAATTCCAGTTAGAAGCTGTGCCTGTTGTGCCTTGAGCAGTTGTACCTGCGCCACCGCCGCCTACCGTAATGGAATAATTAATTGCAGTGATCGTTGCACCTGAAAGGTAAGAGACACCGCCAGCACCGCCTGATGCTCCATAGAGCCCAGTAGTAGAACCACCTGCTCCGCCGCCGCCAGCGATTACTAGAACTTCAACGTTATTGCCACCACGAGAAACGGTCAACGTTCCGTTTGCTGTAAATTTATGGTATCGATAGCCGCCTGAGTCATAGATTGTTCCGCCTGTGGCGTCAATCTTTTCTAATTGCCCACCCAATACTCCGGCAGTTATGCAACCAATCATTATCCGATTGCTCCAACAACGTACCAAGTGTCTGTTGCTGTCTTGATGCAGACGGCTGTTTTGTATTGAGCCAAAGTTGGAGAAGCTGCAACTGCTCCAGCTGAAAGGACTGTTGTAGTGCCCGAAGTAACTGCTGAGATTGTGACTGCTCCAGCACCCTTGTTGAGAACTGTGATTGCTGTGCCTACTGGGAATGCTACAGAAGCGTTGGTAGGAATCTTGAAAGCTACGGCTGTTGCCTTGTTCATAGGGACGAGTGTCTGATACTGGTCAGTTAGGACTGCTGTGTAATCGGCTGTCTGATCTGAACCGACCGTAAAGGCGATAAGCCCGTTGAACATCGACGCTGTGAGGATGTCTCCTGTTGCCGCTGGAAAGCCTGTTGCCATTTATATCTCCTAGTAAGTCATTGCACTCACGCCAATTATACCGCGTTCCGTGCTTCCTATGATGAAACCATCGGTTATGGGTTCAAGTGTTGTTACCTTAACTGTCATGCTGTTGGGACTGATTTCCCAGTTCAAGCCTTGTACTTGCAAAGTCTTAACAATGGTTGAGCCATCAGGCTGAATGTTAGTTATCTTGACGTTATCGAAGTAATCGAGACCAATCATTGTGTTTGTTGGGACTGCTGTGTCTAGTAGATCAACAGTCATCTCGTCAATGCGGATAGTTGTCTCAGCTCGTGTAGCCACATAAGTCGCAGCGATATTAAGGGCATTGGCATCAGTATCAATAACCAATTCTTGAGCACTGTACTGATGAGGGAAGTAACGGGTCACGCTGGCCGCGTTCTGTGAGAACTGTGCTGTGCCGCCATAACGCTGAATAGAGGCTTGATTGATAATGAGCTTGTCATCAAAGGCAAAGACAAGGTTTTTGTAAGGAATGCCACCCGATTGATTAAATTCGATTGGAGTACCGGAGATAGATGAGGCAACTGAGTTTCTATCCTTGAATACGGCTGTGCCTGAGCCGTTGATAAAGAATGCACCTTGCTCAGAGAACTCGACATTCTTAAGAGCTGAAAGGGATGTTCTAAGGGTTGCAGGGTCAGCGATACATGAGGACTGACCTGTAGCGATTGTGCGCATACTTGCTGGGAATGAGATTTGGTCGAGTATTTTGCCAATACGAGTGCCGGTTGATTGACCTGCTCCTGAATCAGCCACAGTTGTCACCTGCGCCAAGTTAAAGAGACGGAAAGCGTCTGCTACATAAATGTCAACATAGCCCGTCTCCTGCCCTTGAGGGTAGGTATAACGGTATTCTGTTGTATAGCCTGAGAATAAGAACTTTTGAGTTGTGGAAGTTGTGGCTGAGATACGAATCTTGCGCAAAGGCACGAGGTATCCATAATAAGGGCTGGAAGTATTCTGAGGGTTGAAGTATGAGTCAGGGTCTAGGACGCGCACAACGGCTGTTCCAGCAATGTATTGATCACTTTGAATGTTACGTCCACGAGTGATGGTTATGTTTCTTACATTTGGAGTAAGGTCAACAATAGGGTCTGGAACTGTAGAACTTGCAAGTGTGCCAGTACCTAGAATTCCGTACTTAGCATCACCGATTGTAAAAGGGTAGCCAAAAGTCGCACCTGATGAGAAGTCAAAAGATACGG